AAGACCGCCTAGCCGCCGCCCTGCGCCGACTCCAGACCGAGGCCCGTAGCCTCTCCGCCTACCAGACCGCCTTCGTCACCCAAGCGGATATCCACCGCGTTAGTATCGACGGCGACCGCCTCCTCTCCGTCCTAGCGATCACGGACGCCACGCGCATCGACGACATCAATGACATGGTCGAGCTGCGGGAACGCCTCAACATCGTCCGAGCCGACCTTGCCTCACTCCTGGTCAGCGTCCAGAACCTCCACGAGAAGGCCGAAGAGATGGACAAGACTTTAACCGACGCCGAGAACCTAGTCGACAACCCCGACGAGGGGCTGTAATTCATTCCAACATTCACCCCCACACGCCATGTATACCCCCGAAGAAATCCAAGCCAAACTCGCTGGCAAGACGCGAGCCGACTACGACGCTATCGACGCGTTAAACCAGACCTCAGCCAAGTTGCTCCTTAAGGCGCCGGCTAAGTACGCCCACGATAAGGCCAACCCCCGCAAGGACTCGAAAGCCCTCCGTGAAGGCATAATGACCCACGCCGCCGTCCTCGCTCAGGACGAGTTCGCTAAGTTCAAGCCCGAGCCCGACACCGATAAGCGCACAAAGGAAGGCAAGGAAGTCCACGCCTATTGGAAGACCACCCTCCAGCCCGGTGACGTGCCTTGCAAGGCTGACGAGTACGATAACGCCCTGTCCTATTCGGACGCCCTGCGTATCGCCATGGGTCGTTACAACATCGTGCCTATCGCCACCGAGGTCATGCTCACGGCTGACTATATGGTCCCTATCAAGGGCTCCCTAGACCTGATCGCCGCGGACGGGTACGTCTACGACATCAAGACGACGATGGAAGAGGCCACCCCTAAGGGCTTTGGGAAACAGCTTATTTGGTCCGATGACTATAAATTGCAGGCCGCGTGGTATCTGCTCCTTTGCAAACTGAACTTTGGCGTACGCCCTAAGGGGTTCCGTCTCCTGGTCGTAGAGAAAGAGGCGCCGTATCTGACCGCCGTCTTCGAGCTACACCAAGACCTGATCGCGGAAGGCGAAGCCCTTATGCTCTCAGCCATCAAGGCCTACGAGGTCTGCAAGTCCTTTAACGAGTGGCCCGCCTACCCGTCCGAGGTCATCGTCATCGCCCGCCCGACCTCTTCGGCTGCTCTCCCTCCCATCAACTTCGCCTAAACCACAACCAACATGGAAAACCAAAACGACCGCCCGCCCCTCACCACCATCGACAAGACCGGCAAGTACGTCCTGAAGATGTCCCTCCCCAAAGAAGACAAGGTTAAGGTCTACGACGATGGCGTCGGCGCCCGCCTGTTCTTCAAGACCGCCGAAGGCCTCTGCTTCTCGAAGAGCTACGGCACCAAGTACGGCAAGTCTCTCGCTATGCTCGTCGGTAAAATCTCCGGCAAGTATGTCTCCGAACCGAAGGCCTCCCTCTCGGTCCCCGACTTCCTCGACTACATCCGTCCCGCGACTAACGTACACTTCGAGGTCGAGGTGGAAGTGACCCCCGACGGCGAATGGCAGGGCAAGCCCCAGTTCAAATACAAGATGAACTTCCCTAAGGGCAAGGGCGTTGCCGCGTCGACCATCCCAACCCCGACCGACTGGTGAAGCCCCCGCAGACCATCGTCCTCCTCTCTGGTTATGCCAGGAGCGGAAAGGACACGTTCGCCGAGGGGATGACCCGTTACAGCGCTAACGTCAAACGCATCGCCTTCGCTGATGCCCTGAAGGACGCCGCTAACGACTTCTCCATCAACCTAGGGCTCTCCGTTAACTTCCACGATGACAGCGTCAAGGCCACCCACCGCGAGACGCTCGTCGCTATGGGTCGGTTCGCCCGGTCTATCCATAAGGACGTCTTCGTCTACAACCTTACCGAGGCCGCCAGCCGTGAGCGTGGGCACGTCGTCGTCACTGACACCCGCTACATCAACGAGGTCACCGTCACTAAGCAGCTGATGAACGAGGTCCGCGGCTGGAGGTTTATCCATCTGCACATCGAGACCGTCGGCATCGGCCCGGCTAACGACGAAGAGGCCGCCAGCATCCGCGAGATGCTCGAGGGTTGCATCCCAACCCAGACCTACGCCTTCCAACCTAACAGCGCCGCCATGATCCGTGACGTGGGCAAGTCGGTCGCCAAACATTTACAACTATGAGCCAACCAAAAAAACATCAAATACCTGAGGTCGGAAAGTGGGTCTCAATTGAGGACTACAACCGTCTCGAACATCAATTACAAATTGAAAAGTCTCAAAGACAATTCTGGGAGTTTCGTTCCAAGCAATGGATGGGTTCGACACATGACCTAATCAAAGCAGGAAACCGTCTATATAATATGGTGCTAGAAATCTGCTTAAATGATTTTATGAATCAGCCAGGGGTGCCAGAGTTGTATGGCATCGACGACACCTTGCGCCATTGGAAAAAAACAAACACTCCAAACTTACAACCGTCTAAAAAAGATATCGAAGCATGAGCCGTAAACAAACCAAACAGGAACGCATTGAAGAACTCGAGAAGGAGGTCGCCGCCTTACACGCGCTGAACGTCCAACTCGGCAACACGCTCAAGATGACCGAGGACGGTCAGTGGGTCGTCATCTCCGAGAAGGACTTGAACCGCTACCGCAACGGCATCGACGCTCTCATCAAGGCCGGTGACCAAGTGACCGACTACCTTGCCGAGGTTAACACCGACGACGAGACCGCCTATATACTGCAACTTTGGAAGGACGCCAAGGGGTCGGACAAGTTCTAACTCGTGGCAACGCCCACCGACGACGAGCTTGCGGAGATGTCGAGGTGCTGGGGCGTGAGTATCGACCGCCTCCGCTTTCTTGCCACCTGTCCGCACTACGACTCTAAGCCACACATCCGGGTCGACGACTACAAAGACCCGACCGACCGACACATCGCCAAGGCCATCAGGGAAGCCATCCGTGGCTCCTGGCTAACCGCTGACGCCGCTAAGATTGCGGGCGTGACCCTTAAGACCATCGAGGCCTTCGTCTGTCGGCATGGCATTATCTGGCCTCCCGGCTGTCGGCGCCGTCTCGAGTGGGGACGCGGCACGACCCACACGCACCGCCTAAACGACGAGCATAACAACCTCCTAGCCAAGGGACGGCTAACGATGGCTCAGGCCGCAGCTCAGGGCATCGCCGAAGGGCTGACCGCCACCGAGACCGCCGAGAGGTTCGGCTTCTCCGCTCCAGGGATGTACAACTCTGCCGTGCGTCAAGGGCTCAAGTTCCGCAGCCACTTTGAGAAGTTCGGCAGACACAAAGGCAAGCCACCCGCTCCAAGTGTATGAGCCGACTGACCAAGTTCATCTTTGCCTCGGACAGTCACGGGGACATGGCAGACCCACAAGCCCTCGCGGCCCTGTACGAGTTTAGCAAAGACTTTAAGCCAGACATTAAGATAGCCGGCGGCGATCACTACGACTTCCGCAGTCTCCGTAAGGGCGTCGGCACGGACAAGGAAGGCGCTGAGTCTCTGCAAGAGGACATCGAGGCTGGAGAGGACTTCTTTGCCAAGTGGAAGCCCAACGTCTACCTCTGGGGCAATCACGAACACCGCCTAGACTCGATGCAGGGCCACGGGCAAGCCATCGTCCGCGACTACTGCACCGACCTAAAGAACCGCATCAACCGCGTAGCTCGACAGAACGGGGCCAAGGTCATCCTGCCCTACCACGCCGATAAGGGCGTCTATCGTCTTGGCCCTGTCGCTATGGTTCACGGCTACGCCCACGGCGCCAACGCCACCGTCGTCCAGGGTTTGCACTACGCACCCTACGGAGGGGCTTTGATACACGGACACACCCACAACCTTGCAAGCGTCGCCTTGACCAAGCACGGGGGCGGTAACGCCTTCTCTGCGGGTTGCCTATGCCGTAAGGACGAGATGGCCTACGCGGCTCACCGCCTAGCGACCTCCCGATGGGGCTCAGGCTTTGTCGCTGGGTTCGTCACCAAGGGCGGCGACTACAAGGCTTGGCTCGTCCACAAGATGGGCGGCGTGTGGATCTGGCAGACAGAACTCAAGACCTTTACCCCATGAGTGACAACCCACGACCACGCTGGCAAATCTACATCGGGTACGCCGACGATGGAACCATCCGGTATTACTTCCAAAACACTGACCCGCCCTTCCGTCAGCCTGGGCAATTGGTCGGCACCATCCTGCTCTTTGTCGGTCGGAACTTCTACTACAAGCTAAAGGCCCACGACGCTATCGAGTACTGCCGAGACCTTAACGTTAAAGACTACAACCTGTACCGCCATGAGCTACTTTGAACCACCATCTCCAACCAAGTACAACGTGCTCAACCTTGGGGCTGGCGTTCAGTCGTCCTGTTTAGCTTTGATGGCCGCACGCGGTGAGGTAACGCCGATGCCTGACTTTGCCGTTTTTGCTGACACGCAAGCCGAGCCAACCAGCGTTTACAAGTGGCTGGACTGGCTTGAGACGCAGTTACCCTTCCCTGTAATTCGTGTGACCAAGGGTAGTCTAACGGAAAGCGTACTTAAAATCAGGGTAAAGGAAAAAAGCATATACTCAGAAACGCCTATTACTTACTTAAGAACGAACATCCCGGTCTATGGCCTAACGGCTTCTGGTGAAGTGCGCCCAGCATTAGGTCGGGCTTGCACTGCTGACTTTAAGGTGGCCCCTATCCTCAAGGAAATCCGAAAGCGTTGCGGCATTACGCACGGACAGAAGAAAGTGACAGTTACTCAATGGATCGGTATCTCGTTTGATGAGATGCAAAGGATGAAGCTGCCGCGAGACCCTTGGACTCAGCACCGCTGGCCTCTCATTGAAAAGCGAATGACGCGATCACATTGCATTGAGTGGATGGCAAAGAACGGCTACCCAGAACCGCCTCGTTCCGCTTGCTACTACTGTCCCTTTCACGATGACAAAGAATGGCGCAGACTTAAGACGGAAGACCCAGAACACTTTCAAAAGGCCGTTGAGTTTGACAAGACCTACCGACGCCTGCAGAACGAGAACCCTGGCGGTCTCCGTATTGAGGTCTATCTGCATAAGTCCTGTAGGCCGTTAGACGAAGTAGACTTTACGGACAAGGACGCCAACCAGATAGGCTTTGACTTCAGTTCCGAATGTGAAGGGATGTGTGGCCTATGAGCCACCGCAAGCCTGACCCGCTGCTCCTCCGAGTGATGGCGGCAATCCACAAGACAGCCGAGAAGCCCCCTAAGGGTTTCCGAACGATGGACCAGTGGGCCAAAGTCTGGAAGTGTGAGCGCACGACTGCCCGGCAATATATCATTAAGGGGATGCAGCTGGGACTTATCCAGGAGAAGACCTACCGCGTGAACATCCGCAGAGACGCCAAACCCTACCCTGTCGCCCACTACGGCGAAATGACTCGACCTCGTAAGACCTAAGCCCCTTAGTCCCCCACCTTACCTCCAAGCCAATGGAACAACCTCCCCCCTCTGCCTTAGACGCGGAACGGCACATCCTTGCCGTCTGCATCGCCCAAAGCCTACCGCTACCCGATGGGCTCATCCCGTCCGACTTCTGGGAGCCTCAGCACCAAGACCTCGCCGCCGCGATCAGCGGGCTCATCGACGAGGGGACTGCCCCCGATGAGTTAACCGTTACGCAGCGCCTTCGAGAACTCGGCTCACCCGTTGAGGCCTTCACCGTATCGGACCTATCGACCACCGGGCAATTCATTCAGCCGAACGCCGCTTGGAGTCATGCGGTGATTAAAGCCCTTAACCTACGCAAACTCGGCGAGCAAGCCCGTGCCGTCCTCAAGGTCGTTAACGAGGCGGGTGCTGACCCTGAGGCCATCGTCCTCGCCCAAGAGCAACTTGCCAAGTCTCTGACACGGCGCAAGGGCCAGGGCAAAGAAACATCACAGGCCTTTGACTTCCGCACGATGGTCGACGCCGACAAAGACCTAGACCCTTCCTGCGTCCTTGGTAACCGCTTCCTCTGCCGCGGGGGTTCCTGCCTCCTCGTCTCGCAGACAGGCGCTGGCAAGTCAGCCCTCGTTACCCACGCCGCCCTATCCCTCGCTCTCGCTCCTGGTCACGACTTCTTTGGCATCAAGTCCCGCAAGGGTCCGCTGACCTCGGTCATCATTCAATCGGAGAACGACGAGATGGACGTCGCTGAGTCTATCCAAGGTACGCTCGACGGCATGGGCATCCCTCGGGGCTCGCAACTCGTCGACCAACTCGCCGACCGAGTCTTCTACTACCGCGAGGCCGTTAAGACAGGCGAGGCCTTCGGGCTACTCCTCCGCGAGCTAGTGACCCGCCATAAGGCAGACTGCGTCTGGATTGACCCCATCCTCGGGTTCGCCGGCGTGGACCTATCCGATCAGGAGGCCGCGTCCCACTTCCTGCGTCACATCATTCAGCCTGTCCTCCAAGACACGGGCGTCATCCTCTTCTCCGTCCACCATACCACCAAGCCGTCTAAGGACAAGTCCACGTCACTCGGTGACCTAGCGTACGCTGGTAGTGGTAGCGCTGAACTCGCCAACTGGCACCGCTCCGTCATGGTGCTGACCAAAGACCCCACCGCCGAAGGCATAGACGAGCAGCCGTTCTACACCCTCCGCATCCCTAAGCGCGGGGGACGTGCCGGACTCAAGGACGACCAAGGGAATTACACCTCGTCTATCCCCCTCCGACACTCCCGAGAGCAGGGACGCATCGCTTGGGAACGCCGAAGCCAGTCCACGGTAGCCACGCAGACCCCGCTTC